GAATTTTTAAAGATGACAACCTCTAGCATTTCATTAAATCTATCTGCTATTCTGTCGCCATATTTTGCTCTCACTTCCTTACCTGTGAGATTGGTAGTTATGAACGTGAAGAGTTGATTATTATAGCGATATTCTAATAAATCAATCATCGGGCTATACACATTTCCGTAATCCATTACATCGGTGGCTTCTCGTCCCATGTCTTCAATTCCTAGCATATCGGTCTCACGTACTGCACGTGTGTTATCGCCTTTCATAAGGCTTGCAATATCTTTAGCGTCTATTATTCTTATTCCTTTGCGTTCATCAAAATATCTACCATCTGAAAGGTAGTTAAGTGCATTTTGAAAAGCCAACAAGAGAGTTGTTTTGCCATTACCACAAGTACCGCATAGCATTATACCAAATTTAGGATTATCTGCTGTAAGGCATTTAGCAACGCTTTTGATATTGGCTTTTGTAACTTCATCATCGATATATTCACGATGTCTGTTTTGTACTTCCGCTTGATAAGCTGCTATTAGCAAGTCATTAGCTTGCTCGGTAGTCATTGGCAACTTAAAACGTGTGCGTGTAATCTTCCGCTTTGCTAACAGCTCTTTCAAAACCTCTACGTTGTATTTTTGATTCTTTCCTATCGTCTGCATCGTTTTTAATTTTTAGTTGTATTCTTAACCAATCGTTGAAGTGCTGTTTTGCATCACTGATATTATCGTGTTTTTTACCTCTGCATTCAGTGTCAAGTTGAAACTCGTTTAGCCAAGCTTCCAAATCCACTTTGCTAATTTTATGCTTCATGCACATTTGCTCTAACCAAATTTCCTCTTTTAAAAGCTCCTCCACAAAACCTCCCTCGTGCGTACGTGCGTGCGCTGTTGAAGATAATAATATATTCTTTTCTTTCTTCTTATATAGTGGGTTAGTCTGTGGGTCATTCTGTGGGTCATTCTGTGGGTCATTCTGTGGGTCACTTATAAAATCGTTACCTTTGTATGTTGTTGATAATGTATTACTTACACTTTGTTTTTGTGGGTTACTTTTTGCATTCAAATTGTTATACGAAAAGTTACCAACTTCTGTTTCGTCTACTTTTTTAATAACAGTCAATTTTGAATACTTCCAACGCTTACAAAGCTCTGCTATAGGCATCGCTATTTCACCACGATTAATAACAACTTTATTACCTCTTATATAAATTACATTTCCATCTTTCCACTCTGCAAGAAGAAGCAAATCAAGCCAGCATTGAATTCTTGTAAATTTCTCGCCAAAATAACCCTCCATGTCGATAATTTTTCGGTCTATTTTAATCCATCCACTTCTCATTTTAATAAGGTTCTTTTGTTAATTCAATATTTAACTTGTTATCAGCAATATATACAACTTTGCCTGTAGCTTTAGTTATACATTGCTTAAACTCGTCTGCACGGCTATTATTTGAACTTAAATGAAGTAAAATAATCTCCTTTGTTTGGCTCAAATCGCTCTCCATTAAAACACGCTTACAGGTGCTTAATTCCATGTGACTAATCGCTAATCGATTACCCATTTCAGCGTGAACAACTCCACTTTCAATATTATAATTTAAGACATCACTTGAATAGTTACATTCTATCATTATATGGTCTAATTGTGGTAGCTCATCTTCTATATCTGCGGTGTCTGTGGCGAAAAGTAAACGCCCCATTTCTACGTGCTCAATGATAAAGCCAACGCATGGTACATCGTGATTCATTTGCAATACAAATATTTTAAAATCGCCAACAATGTAGCCGTGCGTCGGTTCAATTACTTTGCAGAAAGGCTTGTTTTTTAAGCTCTGTGATGCAAAGACATCTTCGATTGATAAAACCCTAACACCATACTTTAAAAAGCTTTGGAGAGCCTTTGCATGGTCTTGGTGCCTATGAGAAACTAAACAGCAAACAACATCTTTAAAGCTAAAATTCAATGCTTCTTGAATTTGCTTAAACATTATGCCACACTCTATGATTAGTTTTTTGCCGTTATTAGCTTCCAAGATGTAGCAATTACCTTTACTACCTGAACTTAGACATTTTAGTTTCATGCTTTAGCTCTCCATCTGTTTTAATTAGTATTGTGGTTGTTCTTCTTCTGTAGCTGGAGCTTCGGTTTTAATCTCGCCTGTCTCCGTGTCTACCTTTTCATATTGAGTTTCATCAAGCATGATAGGCTTTCTTTCTTCTGCTTGAACAGTGATAATTTGCTGTTGTGGTGTATCTGTATTATCTTTAGAAATTGCATCTTGCATTTCTACAGAGAGATAACCATACTTAGATAGCAAGCGTCTTACAACTGTCTTCAAACCCATATCGTTGAAATTACCTTCCCAACCTACTTTTGTGCTTGTTTGGTTGGTTTGCGCTGCCTTAATCAAATCTTCTACCTGCGGCTTGTTTTTGCCCTTGAATGATGGAGAATAACGCAAAGCGTAATTTGCCATGTCTTCAACACTCACATAAAGAGTTTTTGAAAAGCCATTGAGTAGTTCAAAATAGCAGAAATAACCCACAATTTTGTCTGATTTCTTTTCACCATCGAAAGCAATTTCACCTGTAAGCTTGTTCACTTTGCGAAGTTCTCCCTCATAGACAAAGTCTGCGTTGATGGTTTTATACTGACCTGTACGCATTGCAAGCTGGATATAGCCTTTATAACCTGGAATAAAGGTAGGCGTTGGGACTTTAGTCCAAGTTCCATCAGGATTCTTTACATTATTATTAAAGACGATGATGTAAGAAAAACCTAATGCTTTGTTTAGTGGTAGTCGCAAAGTAGCAGCTCTTAAAGCTTCTGCTACAATACTTGCAGGTTGACAAGCCTGTAGCGATTTATCACCTGTAAAAAGGTCGATTAAAGACGCTACAAAAGCGTCTTTATGTTCACCTAAAGCATTACCAAATTGAGATTGCACTGATGGTGCATTGATAACCGACTTAAGAATATCTATTGGTCGGTCTTGTTTTGTTGCTAATTCTGTTGACATAGTTGTATTTATTTAACTGTTATTGTTTCGTTTTCACTCACATATAAGCGTATTTGCTGACCTTGTGTTGGTATGATATTTTGCACGCTTTCGCAATTGTCGATGAAGATTGGAGCACAGATGTTTTTGCTTTTGCAGATGGTATTAATAATGTCAAGTCCAACTGTATAAGTAGCAGCTTTGTTTAGCATGTTGTAAGGAACACCATCTAAAACAGCTTCGCAAGTTTCATATTCACCGCCATTGATTTGCGTTTCAAACATCTTAAACTTGACATGCTCAAACATGCTGTTAATTTTCTCCTCCACTGCTTCAACTCTTGCTTTTGAGAACTTTTGAATTGTAAACTCGATGCCCTCGAGTTGAGCAAGCTCTTCTGCTTGGTTTTGCATCATCGTTTCAAGTTCTGAAATGCGCTTATTGCAAGCATCAATAGTCTCTTTTGTGCGAAGAGTGAAAGTGATAGTTTGTATATCTTTGCTTAGCTCGTCTTTGCGTTGTCTTAGTTCTATATCGCTTGCCGTCTTCACCTCGCTATTAACCTCATCTTGCAACTTAATAATCTTGTTTTGCAACTCGATATATTTTGCATCAGACTTGATAGCGTCTGAATTATCAGGTAGCAAAATTTCTTCTTTCAATATTGGATTTGCTTGTTTTTCTTCGATACTTGCAATCGTATTTTGAAGTTCATCATTTAGCTTTGCAATCTCGTTTTGCAAACCCTCCATTGTAGTTTTATTATTTAAGCCTGCTTTATTATTTTCTGCAAGATGCTTAGCTTTATTCTCGTTAAAACGTTCAGTTAGCTCGGTTTGTTTAGCTTGAATTTCTTCTACCTCAAAGTGTCTATGACAAGTAGGACAAACGAACTCATCCTCGCTAAAACTTATCTTTTGAGCGTTGATTTCTTTCCATTCATTAATAAGTTTCTCACGCTTATCTTTACAGAGAGCTATCATTTCTTCTTTTGCTTTGATTAGATTGCTTAACTCTCTCTTTCTCGCTTCTAGTTTAGCAAGCTCATCAATGAATTGTTGTTTTGCTTCTTTCTTTGAGTGGTAAGCTCGCAAATCTGCACTTTGTAACTCCATTTCATAGTTATAGAGTTCTGTTTTTACAGCATTCATTTCTTTTACTTTTTGTAAACGCTCTTGCTGGCTAGCTTCATAAGCTTTTGAAATGTCTAAAAGCTGACTTTCAATAGCTTTTAACTCGCTTTCTTTTGATGCTTTTTCTTCTTCAAGTTCAGCCCAATTTCTATTCTCGGGCATGTCTCTCATGCGCTCATCGATACGTTCTGGAATAGAATCTAACTCGCTCTTTATTCTGTGTTTCTTTGAAGAAATTTCTTTCTTGTATTCCTCCATTTTTTTGCCTGTCAAGTTCTTAAGCAAGCTTTCAAAATCCTTATTGCCTTTTGCCACATCCTCATCAGATATTTTGCCTGCCATATCGAAAAGCATTGCTCGTTGAACTTCCATTTTTTGAGAAGTGAAATGAAAAGGATTGGTGATGAACTTGAATATTTGCTCTGGGCAAATTGCATCAATAGCATCATTCCACTCTTTTACACTCATTGGAACATCATTATAATAGCGTTCTTCCTCGTTACCTGTGAAAACTTCCTCCGATGTGCCACGTTTTCTCACCCACTTCTCATTGAGTTTGCGAACAAGTGTAATTTCTTCACCATCAACAACCAAAACGCCTCTAACTTCATGTGCTATTTTTGGTATGATAACACCATTTGGGTCGTAAGTTTTAACATCAAAAACTTTTCTACTATTGCTATCTTTACCAAAAAGAAGCCAAGTAAACGCATCGAAAATGGTTGTTTTACCAATTCCATTTTTGCCTAAAATACTACTACACACATCATTAAAATCGATAGTGAGCTGTCTTATGCCCTTGAAGTTTACAAGAGATAAGCTCTTTAATAAAATTGTTTTCATTTCTTTATATTGTTTTTATCCAACTTTCATTATTTCTAATACTTTGCTTATATTGAAGACTAATTTACGACCATCTCGATGGGTCGCCTTGTCAAATCTTCCACTTTTTATCTTTCTATTTGCTGTTGGAATTGAGCAATTTAGAAGTTGTGCAAATCCTGCAACACCATAAACAAATTGAGGTTCTTTTTGCTTAGTGTCGCTTTCAAATAAAGAACTCTTAGATGCATTTATTAGCACCTCCAAAAACTCACCAACTGTCATGTCGATAATTCTTTTATTCAAAGTTTCTTTTGTCTTTTCTGCTTCTTCGAGCAACGCTCTTG